AATGATTCAGTTTGAAGGTGAAATGTGTGTGCTTGGGTTCTTGAATGAAATAACAATGATATCATTTCAACAAAATCACCTTTATCCGATTCTTGTTCTAGGATTAAACCTCTTTTCTTAGCTTCTTCCATTACGGTTTTTTTAATTTTATCTTCCATATTTTTTTATTTATAAATATAACAATAAAATGAAAAAAGGAGACAATTACGTCTCCTTTTATAGGACCGATAGAATCGGACTCCACCACCTCATTTTTCTAAATAAGGAAACTACTTCTTATGGCAAGAACTATCTTTTTCAACCTTGTGACAGGTTTTCTCAACTTTAGTGCAACAAGCTTTCTTTGCTGGACAACAAGCTACCATAAGAACTACAAACATACCAAATAAAAACAATTTCATATTCAAGTAATTTAATGTTTATTTTGTGACTAGAGCTTCAATCTTTGATTTGACAATCTCTGTCATATCATAAGTATTTACATTGGTTGTAATTATTGAATCAACAAGTTTATCATAAGGAATATGTACCAAAAAGTCAACTCCATTGAAAAATGTTAACGCATTTTTAAGTTCCAAGGATCCTTGTATCATTTTAAGAAACAACTTGAATTGAACATCGTTAATGAAATTCTCGTTAAGGATTGTTCCAAATTTTTCATTAACAATCTTGATGTTATACATTGTCGTGTTCATTTGTCTGAGTTATTTTATTGTAATTAAATTTACTTGCGAATTCCATTGCGTCTTCTAAACTATTCCAACACATTTTAGTCCATAAAGAGTTCCAATAAACATCATCTTTTTTTCTGTGGGCTAAAATATACCAAGATAAACCACTTCTTGAAATTTGTATATGAAAATTATCTTTTCTACAATTCCAGCTTACACTAAGACTAAACTTACCCTCAACTTTTTGAATGAATGTGGTTTTGTTTACAACTTTCTTTTCCATCCTAATTCTCTATTTAAATCACGTTCTTGAATTGTTTGTCGCTTATCGTGAATCTTCTTCCCTTGTGCCAAAACTATTTCAACTTTAACTAGTCCCCTATCATTAACATAAATTTTGGTTGGGACAATTGTTAAACCATTAATAAGTTTTGATTTCAATTTATTAAGCTCAGATTTCTTTAATAACAACTTTCTTTCCCTTTTTGGTTCCCCATTTGGTAAAGATATTGAAATATTTTTAACAAACAATTCTTGGTCTTTGAAATAACAATATGTGTCAGTTAAATTTGCATTTCCATTACGGATGGATTTAACTTCCATTCCTGTCAATACAATACCAGCTTGATAGGTTTCAAGGAATGTATATTCAAATTTGGTTTTTCTATTTTCAATATTCATCTTCGTCTTCATCATCATCATATTCTAATTCCCAATTTGCTTCATTAACTTTGTTTTTGACATATTCCTCCAATTCTTTGGCAACTTCCAAGTATTTTTCTCTTAACTCGTGGAATTTTTCATCTTTTATTTCTTTGAACGAGGAGTAGTGTTCAAAACAATAATGAAACCCTTCTGCGTCCATTCTATAATGAACATTATTCCAGTTTTCTGCTTCTTCTGCTTTCATAAAAATATATTACGGATTTTTGAGTAGTTTAGATAATTAAGTTTTTGTTCACAAATCTTTAAAGTTGCTTGCTCTTTCTCATTCATTTTCAATAAGTTATAAGTAATTATTCTTCAACTATCCAACACATAGGTAATTCAGCACCACTATCCAAAAGTTTTTTATGTAATTGACTACCTTCTACAACTCTTAATGATTTATCTAAAGGTATTCCATTTTTATCTTTTATTGGTACATAAAAAACTTTTTTACTTTTGAGTCCTAATTGTTCGATAGGACATAAATAACTACTTATAACACCAGATATACCCAATTTTTGGTCTGGTAGATTATAAAAATTTTGTTCTTTTTCCATATTTTATCTGTTTAATAAAAATTAATATATTTAATCAAAACCTATGTATATCTGTAATCGTTATAACCAATTACTCTTCAAATTCCAAACTGAAATCTTCTAAATTAGGTATCTCACCTAAAGTTGGTAATAGCGGTGCATTTTTATTAGTTTTATATGGAGTTGCATAAAAGCATTTCCAATCTCTTGGTGGTGTAATTGTTTTACCTCTACCAACTTGTTGAATTGTGTAAAGATTTCCATTTTTATGTCTGAATACTTTCATAATAATTTTATTTTACCAATTGATAATTTTCATCGTTAATTAATTTCAATACTTTCTTCTCAATAGTGGTGTTCAATGCTGGTTTTCTTGCCATCTCAGTCAAACCTTTAGAAAAGATGACCAGATACTTGAATGCGTTTTTGTAGTAGTATCTAATGACATAGATATATTCACCTTTATCATTAATTAATGTACCATTGCTTTTACCTAGTAAAATCTGTCCCAATGTTTTTTCAGTAGTCATATGATTGTGTTTTATTGTTGTGAATACAAAGATAAGTAAAGATTTTTAATAAAAAGAAAAATCCGCAACTTTTATTTCGGTTATGATTAATTAAACGTCCGTAAGATTCTACCTTTATTAAATTTGTCTAATTTATATACCGTTATTGGATATTCATATTTTGTTGTAATGTAATAAACATTTACCATATCACCAAATTGATATCTCACATATTTTCCAACATATTTTTCATTTAATGTTCGATTAAATACATATTTTTCTAAATAATTCTCATAACTAATTTCAAGATTAAATCTTTTTATTAGTTGTTCAGAATAATGTTTATATGCTCCAGTAAAATCCATATTATTAAGTGATTCAATACTATTATAACCAATCAAACAACCATAAAGTTCCAAGTTTGATTATTTTTTTATTGAAAGTTAAGTTTAAAGAACAATATCAAGTTCCTTCTTAATCTCATCTTTACCATTCTTACGAACAGCTTTCTTACGACCCTTATTATCCTTACTAATCGCAGAATAAAGACACTTTCTTTCATCAACTCTATCAGTCTTATTAGTATACGCTTTCATATCTTTAAAATTTAATTAAGTGATTCAATATTATTATAACCAATCAAACAACCATAAAGTTCCAAGTTTGATTATTTTTTTATTTACTTGAACAAGTAGGTCCCAAACCTCTTTCAATACTTTGACCATCAGTCAATACTCTCCCACAACGTAAACAACTACCAGTATGGGAAATTTCAACATTTTCATTCAATAAGTCAAATTTTCCCTCTTCAACTTTGGATAAAACCCAAGCAATCGCTGTGGCAGTAGGAATGTTAACCACATTTTTTTTATTGTATATTTTACCACTAAAATAAGTTCCAATGCGTTTGAAATTCATATATTCCATCTCCACACTAATGTGAGTGTACCACTTACCATTGAAAAGGGATCTTGTGATTGTGTAAGTGTACTCCTTACCAGTTTTGAGTGATTTAATAACAAAAGAAGCACCATTGTTATTTTTCTCAGCTTTGAGAACCGAAGTAAGACTTGTTGATGGAATTACGTGTTTCATATTTGATTTTATTTGTAATGTTAATAATAGTATAACCAACCCACCAACCATAAAGTTCCAAGTTTGATTATTTTTTTAACGTTTATGAACGTAAGGTACTTCAAAATTAACTTCACCAGTTGCAGCCATTTCTTTGCAATAGGTTCTAATTAAACCAACAGCAGCAAACACCTTATCATCGGTTTCAAAGTATTGTTGTCTATCTGCAACAAACATTCTATAGATTAGTTCGCGGACCGTGGTGTAGACACCTGCACTTTTTAAAAGAGCTTCAGTAGCTTCTAACAAATTTAATGATTCGCCAACGACCAATATGGCCTGTTTCAATTCCTGCTTAGATTCTTTCATAGTTCAAATTTTTATTAAGTGATTCAATACTATTATAACCAAACTAACAACCATAAAGTTCCAAGTTTATAATTTTATTTTCTACCACGAGCTCTTTGGATTTTATATTCCCCAAACGCTTCATTTATTGCAGATGGTATTGGTTCATTATTTTCTTGATGATTCCATTTAGGGTATTTATTTTCTATTTGAAAATATTGTTTCATAAACACCTCTTCTATAGCTTTAGCATTCATTGCGACATCAATTATCTCGTTATGGATTAATCCTAATACTTCTTTTTTCTCTTTCATCATATAAGCCATATAAACTTCAACTTTGTTTCCTTTTTCTAATTCTTCTCTAATCAATAAATTAATAAAAAATCTATTGATACCAGGGTCATCTTGACCTGACTTGAGATAAAAACTCATACACCCAGCAATACCATTTTTTGCGGAAGACTGACCAATTTTATAAATTATATTATTAATCACAAATAGATAAACCAAAGCCAAATGTTCGTTTTTAAGATGTTTTGGGAAATTTTCATCATAGATGAGTTTCAAAGCATTTCTATGTAAGACATAAGAATTACCCTTAAAATCAGTTTCTCCTAAAACAATCTGACCAACTCTAATACAATTTTTTGCGATTGTTATATTCATTATATTATATATTTAAGATTACAAATCTAAAAATAATGATAAAATTTTATAAAAACAAAAAACTCCAATAATTTTTTACAATTATCGGAGTTCTATATATTGACCAACATAAGAAAGGGAAGTTGGGGATTTGTGAAATATAAATATATCGAATTTTCAAAAAATCTTATTTATTATAAAAAAAAGTTGATTTTCTACCTTTTTGGGTAAAGTTTTTTTTGTAAACCATTTACATTCATCGTGTTCATACCCATCCTTAGCCTCATCCAAATCAATATTTATCTTTTTATCAATCTCATATAAGAACAAATAGAACTTCATTCTTGACCCACCATTCAATGTTGCCACATAATCCAACTTATCAACAATCTGATATCCAGTCTCTTCCCTAAACTCCCTTACAGCCCCATCTTGAATATTCTCACCTTTCTCCAAATGTCCTCCAGGAACTGACCAAATACCAGGTAGACTCCCTTTCTGACTTCTTTTACATAATAAACAATGATTTTTATATTTTAATAAAATACCTGCACAATTTCCCATAATGAATTATTATTATATTTATATATATGAAGTTAAGTATAAATGACAACATTTTCAAGGTAAAAGTTCAAACATCTCCTGAAGAAACTCAAGAAGGTATGATGAACAAAACCTTTGACAAAACATTCAATGGAATGTTATTTGTTATGAAAAACCAAGAACATGGTTTTTGGATGAAAAATTGTATAATCCCCTTAGATATAATCTTTATTGACAATGATGTAATAACCAAAATACACCACAATTGTCCTCCTTGTGAAACAAAAATATGTAAATCATATACTGGTGAAGGAAACTTTATACTTGAAGTTAGAGGTGGAACTTGTAAGAAATTAGGAATAAAAAAGGGGGATAATGTATTATTCCCCCTTTAATCTTAACCTCTTATTACTTTATTTATCAAATTCCTAAAATAATTTTCATTTACATTTTCACTTTGTATCATTTGAATTAATCTAGCCTTAAATGATTCCGCAATTCGTTTAACAAATCCAACATATGGTGTTTCATCTTTCTTAACACCAAATGGATTATATTTGGTTATTTTAACAACAACACCATCTTTAACTTTGACAACACTTCTCATTGTATCAATATAGTAAGAACCATTATCCAAAGGTTGTTTTTTCCCTCGTTTCATTTTAAATAACGATGTATTAAGTTCTATATTTTCAATAATTAAATCATTAATATCAACTTTAATAATCTTATCTTCATCATTAGTTTTTTTAGGGGCTTTTTGTTCTTTTTTTGGTGGTCTTTTAGACCTAACCAAATAATTTAAACCTGAAATATTGGTTATACATCTATGTCCACCACTATTTCTAAGTACAATATCCCAACCATTTATATAAATACCATCTAATATTTCTTTATCTTTTTCTGATAATTTATTAAAATGTTGATTCATTATATTTTGTAATTCCTCTTCACTTACATCTTGGATTACATAATCATTACCATACAATGCTTTTAAATCTCTATATGTAAAACCAATTGATTCTTCAGTAAACCCTGGGTCACTTTCCGAAATCCATTTTAAAGATGATAGACTAACTTTAATATTTTTAAGTTCAGTTTCAAATTCACTCAATACTTCATCTTTAACTTCACCTAAATTAACACCTTTCAATGCTCTATCTGTCTTAAATGGATTACAAGATACTTGAACCATACCAATTGGAAATGCTGTTATTAAGAAATCACCCTCTGGATTATTAATGAATGGGGTATATCTATCATAAGAACCTTTTCTCCCAATATAACCTAATCCATATTGGAAGATAATTTTATCTTCAACATCAATGTCTTTATCTGTTTTTCTATCTTCAATATAATCAATTTGATTTTGTAATAATTCTTCAGATTTTTCATCAAAACTACCACCAATTAATTCTTTTATTTTCAAATAAAGATTTATTGCGGATGGGGTACATTCCAATACTAATGTTTCCAAAAATCTATCCTTACTTTTGAATGTCAATAACCATTTATTAACAATAAACATAAGCATAAATCTATTCTTAGCACTAGAATTTCTAAAATTAAAGTTTAGAATATCCTGTGGTGTAATATTATATCTAATAAAATCCGCACTATCAATTGTTGATATTGCTTGAATATCAGTTCCATAAAATAAATCGTTTGGGGATATTACATCAGATACTGTTTTAACATTTGACCTTGAATGCGAAAATTGTTTTGATTTGGTAAATTCTGCCCCAGCTTGTGTATCGTGGTGGTCGGTATGAATTAAAAACATAGGTTTACCATGTGCAAAATCTACCAATACTGGCATAATTTTACCACTAGCATCTGGTTTCTTAATCGCAAATTCTGATGTTCCATATTGTATAACTTCAGCATCTACTGTTTCAATCCCATATCTTTCCAAATACTTTTTCATAGCTAAAGCCGTAGTAACACCATCCAGTCAAAGGTCCTGATGAAAGTAGATCTTCGCTTTTTTGTAACGAAGTGCAAGAGAATTAATATCTCTTATTCCACTTTCAATCAGGACCATTTTTTGTTTTTTAGTCATGTTTTATTTTTTTATTAATAAATATCATATAAAAATAAAAAAAGGGTTATGCCTGACCCTTATTTGATATTTTTAAAAATATGTGTTATAACATCTACAGTCCACCCATTTCCAAGTAATTTAAATCTTTCGGTGTTTGAAACTCCCCTTGTATAATTTAATGGTATTGTTTGTAATAGTTCACAATCTTGTGGTGTATATTTGTATACCTGACCCAATTCATTTTTACAATAAGATGAAATCTGTCCTTTATACATTGATGCCGTTAAACAAGATGCCTTATCTCTATATGACTTAACAACATCCTTTCTTGTTCCCCTACCATAGAAGGGTAAATCCAAATAGTTTGGATATTTGTCCTTAAATTCTGGAGAGATAACATCACAAATATTTAATCCCAAGTCTTTTGGTTGTGTTATATTTGGAATATTTGTCCAATACAACCTTGGTCTATTTTGAGCTGAAACTAATCTACTATTAATCTTAATTGGTTTAACACCAAGATGTTCAGTGATTACATCTTGCCATTCTTCTCTCATTACAACATTCTCCAATAAGAAATACTTTGGGTTTGTTTCTTTTAATAATCTAACATACTCAAAGAATAATTTACTCCTTGGGTCATTGAAATTCAATTGTTTTCCTACCTTTGAGAATCCTTGGCAAGGCGACCCACCTATGAGAAGGTCTATTGGTGGTAAATCACTTCCTTTAATTTCTGTTATATCACCCAATTGAATTGTGTTGGGATAATTTTGTTGTGTAACCTTAATTGAACTTTTATCAATCTCGGATGCAAAATACTTATCATATTTTATTCCAATTCGATTTAGGGCAATTTGACCACAACTTAACCCATCAAACAAACTTAATACATTCATAATTTAATATTTTTAAAAATATGTGCAATTACATCAACAGTCCAACCATTACCAATCATTTTGTATCTTTCTGTGTTACTAACAACAGATGTATACCCTTCTGGTATTGTCTGTAATTTCTCAAATTCAGTTGGGTTTAATAATCTACATAAAGTTTTATCCTCGTTGAAGAGATATTGATTTGTGTGGCAATTCTTGGTGGTTAAACAATTTGATTTCTCGTTCTTAACCCAATTAGGATTTTTATTTATTCTTTCTTTTGTTCCCCACTTATTATAAAAACATTTTGGTATTTCTCTAAAATTGTCATCAGTTAATACATCTGATAGTTTAATCTTCTTATCTTCAGGTTGGGTTATGTTGGGAATGTTTGTCCAATATAACCTGTCTCTGTTTTGACCAGATACTAGATTACTATTAATTCTTATAGGTTCAACACCCATTTCCTTTGTGATGATGTCTTCCCATTCTTTTTTCATCTTTACATTTTCAAGTAAAAAATATTTGGGCTGAACTTCATTTAGGATTCTAACAAATTCCCAAAATAAACCACTCTTTCCATCAAAACCTGTTCTGTTGCCTACAGATGAAAAACTTTGACAAGGACTCCCACCAAATAACACATCTATCTTTGGTAAGTCCGAACCTTTGATTTTATGAATATCACCTAACTGAATTGTGTTAGGATAGTTGTGTTGAGTTACTTTAATTGCGTGAACATCAATCTCAGAGGCGTAATAGTTATCGTAACTAATCCCAACTTTATTTAAAGCGATTTGGCCACAACTTAACCCATCAAAAAGACTTAATACATTCATTTAAACACTTCTATTTTTGCATCCATTTTTATTAATTCACTCCAATTACCTTTATAGGTTGTTGCTTTGACTGGTCTATTATCAATCCAATGATATTCTTGACCATCCTTACACCTTGGTTTATCCATTATTAGTCCGTGGAATTTGAATCCTTTCAATCTTAACCAATCTTCCGTAATATGTCTATCTTTTGATTCTCTTGCGGTAAAAAAAGTTATAATGTTTCCTTCATCATACCACTTATTTAACATCAATCTACTTTCTTCAAAGTGTAATGCAAATGGAAATAAATGGGAATCTTCATTGTTAATGTCTTCACATATTGTTCCATCAATGTCAATCAAAAAAATCTTATTCATAATTCTATGTTTTTAAATATATGTGTTATTACATCAACTGTCCATCCATTACCTAACATCTTTCTTGCTTGACTATCACTTATAACATTAGTATATCCATCAGGTATTGTTTGTAATCTTTCCATTTCAATTCGGTAAAGTTTTCTGTATTTCCAAGTTGGGTCAACAATATAATCCAATGGACTTTCAACTGTAACTAAACAATTTCCTTTGTTATTTTTATTTGGTACATACATCTTAAATTCTTTACTCCTTGGAGTTGAATCTCTACCAGTTTCAATTCTTATTTTTCTTCTCATTTCTTTACCCTCCTTAGTTCTAGTTTCATAAAATGAAAATGGTGCTTCGTTGGATAAATCTATATTTACTCTTTTTCCATTATTCGCATATAGTGTTACAATACCATCATCATTAATGGTTAGACTGCCATAAGATTTAGTTAATGAATCTATTTTTTCATCAATAGTCATATTACAGGAGTCATCAACAATGATATCTTTTAAAGTAATTCCTTTGTCTATCGGTTGATTAATATTTGGAATATTAGTCCAATATAATCTTCTTCTATTTTGTGCTGAAACCAAAGTTGAATTTATTTCAATTGGTTCTAATCCCAAGACATTACTTATTATGGTTTCCCACTTCTTTAACATTTTAACATTTTCTAATAAGAAATATTTTGGTTTAACTTCTTTTAATAGTCTTACATATTCCCAAAACAAATATGATTGTCCTTGAAATTCAAAACCTTCATCTTTTAATTTAAGATATTGTTCTAATGTTAATATTTCAATATCTTCTTTTGTTGACATCCCTTTCATCTTACCAGCAAATGAAAGATTTTGACAGGGTGATCCCCCAATCAATAAATCAATCTTTGGTAAATCAGAACTCTTAAAATTCTTTACATCTCCCAATTGAATTGTATTTGGGAAGTTATGTTGGGTTACTTTGATTGCGTGAACATCAATCTCGGAAGCATAATAATTGTCGTATTTTATTCCTACTTTGTTTAATGCTATTTGGCCACAACTCATCCCATCGAAAAGTCCCAGAACATTTTTTATCTCCTTTTGCATATATTATTTGTTTTCAGTAATCTATAAACTGTTGGTGTTGATATCTTGTATTTAGATTCCAAATCTTTGATTTTCATCCCATTTTTGTAATCTTTAACAAATTCTATTTCATCAATTTTTACTCTTAGTTTTTCTCTAACAATACCCTCTCTGTATTTTCCCCTTTTGACATACCTTTGATTTGTTTGTTTTTCTCGATATTCAGGATTTTGCCATTTTTGTTTTATTGTCTCACTTATTTTTTCACTCCATGTTATTTTTCTACCCATCATTGTGTTAGAAATTGATTTTTTAACTTCATCAGCCAAAGTTGTTGTATTTCCACCAGTTTGTAAATTATATCCATTCGGAGATAAAGTATTATAGTGTTGAATAAAAAAGATTTCTAAATTATTAAGTTCATCTTTGGAAAAGTCCCCACTCACAATTTCACTAATCTCGAAGTTTTCTTTACCATACTTCCTAATTGCCGAATATAATGCTGAACATTGGTTTTTACAATTAATTTGGGATAAGTGTTTTTTGAATCTAGTTTTCAATGAATTTATTGTTTGTCCAATATAAAGTTTACCATTAATTTTGTTTTCAATCTTATAAATGCTTTTCATACTTATGTTTTATTATAAATATGTACAGAACAAATAAAATTAATGGTATTTGATGGTATTTTTTGAAATTATCCCATCAAAAAGACTCAATACATTCATTTATTTTCCAATTGATTTATATGATGTTGGAGATAAAACATTGCTTTCTTCAAATCTTCCAATTCTTTATTTGAGTCTTTCTTTCCAGCTCTACTAATGTATTTCACAGTGTTCCCTAAAGCAAATCCTAAATTCCAAGCATCAATCACTTTTATCACTTCGTAAACATTATCGGCTCCCCCATAATGATTGGGGTGATTAACCATTTCTTCTTTTTCCCAAGTTCTCATTAAGGTCTCCATTTTTGATAAGTTGTTTTATTTTGTTTGATATTATCTTCAACATTCTTTTGACTATCAATTAATTTTTCCAAGGTTTCATCAAGTAAACTATTTCCCCTTTCTTTTTCTAAAAGGTAGTGTGATAATTGAATAATTTTTGTTTCTTTCCAACCTTTTCCATCGGTTAGAGTCATTCTAAGTTTAAGGTTTTCCATTTTTTTTAAAAAAATATATAAAATTTATTTTTACTAATCAAATTATCTTATCGCTAAATTTTTTGTTTGTAATACATATGACATAACCTTTCTTTTGAATAATGGTATTAGGGTTTCTTCCATCGGTATGTCTTTTTCACAATGAAGATAAAATGCTGGTAGTGTATTATCTGGTGAATGAATATGTTTTAACAAATTATCCTCAAGTTTTTCCTCAATATTGAACTTGTCATAACCCTTGTACTTTCTAATATTGTACTCCCAAATCTTGATTATTTGGTTAGATTTGGTAGTGAAATAACCTTTCTTAGAACCAATATTATCTTCATTATGAATTGATACAATTTCAATTGAATCATATACAACAGTCCATAATGATTTGATAATATCAAAATAATCTTGGAGATTGGATAAACTATATTGTAATATAGTTTTGAGTTCGTTTAATTCAGTGACTTTGAGTGTGGGTAAATCTTTTGTTTTTAAATCAATAAAAGTTAACTCATCATCATAATTGGTGAGTTTCTTATCTGTATATAATATTTTATTATTTTTGATGATGTTTTGGACATTTGCAAGATGTAGTGTTATCTCTGTGAACATAGGATAGACTTTCATCTCTTCCAATTGTTTGTTCAATTTTTGGAAATAACCTAATAAAACATATTGTTTCTGTTCTGCGTCTATGACTCCATCAAATATCCAATCTGTGTCCATCACAAACTTTAATTTATTTTTTCTCATATCAAAAATATAATTAAAGTTTTTTAAAAAATAAATTAATTG